GCGAACTGATGGAGGACGAGCAGTACAACGTCATCAACAACGTGCCGAAGATGCTGGCTGAGTCGATGCGACAGACCGAAGAGACGGTCGCCGCGTCGGTCTTCAACCTCGGCTTCAGCACGATGTTTGGTGCCGATGGCGTCTCGTTCTTCAACTCGGCGCATCCGAACGTCCGTGGCGGTACGCAGCGCAACATCCCCGCTGTCGCCTCGGACCTCACGCAGGCGTCGCTGGAGCAGTCGTACATCGACATCCACGACTGGCGTGACGATTCGGACCTGAAGATCAACCTCATGCCGGAAAAGCTGCTGGTGGCCCCCACCAACCGCTTCGTGGCTGAGAAGATCCTCGGGACGAAGTTCGCGGTGGGTTCGGCTGACAACGACATCAATCCGATGGCGGGCCAGCTTGACCTGATCGTGAACCCGTTCCTCACGGACCCGGATGCGTGGTTCATCATCACGAACGCCAAGGCGGGCGCGACGTTCTACCGTCGTCGCAACGCCGAGATCACCCGTGACAACGAGTTTGACACGGAGATCCTGAAGACGAAGACGACGGCGCGCTTCTCCGTGGGTGCCACGGATTGGCGCTACGCCTACGCTTCGGCTGGCGCGTAAGACCGGAGACAATCCGGCTGGGACAGGGGGGCTTCGGCCCCCCTTTCTCATGGGGTACTTGTGGAGGAATCCACGGACGGTAGAGTGCCTGAAGATCAACAAAGGATCTCCCCATGACAGGCAAGACCCAGTTCATCGGCCCCGTCGCATCCGGCGTGGACAATGGAGCCCCCGCACTTTCGACCAAGGCTTTTGGTCGTTTCACGGTGTGGACGCCCCTGACGACCGTCCCCGTGACCTCGTTGCCGGTTGCCGTCCTGCCGTTTGATTCGGTCCTGCGCGAGATCAACATCTGGAAGGTTGGTGCCTTCACGGGCGAGGCGGCCATCCGCTTTGGCACGGTTGCGGGCGGCTCCGACAATCTCGGAAGCGTGTCGGTTTCGGGCAACGCTATCTATCGCCTTGCCTCGGCCACGGCCCAGACGACCCTCCCGTTCAGCCATGCTGGCGTTTCCGCCGCTGGCACCCCGATCTACCTCTCTACGGGTGCCATCTCGGGTACGTCCACGGCCCTGTCCTCGGCGGCCTTTGTGGAGGTGGTCTACACCCGAATCAGCCTTGTTGAGCGACCGGATCTTGTTGCGGCGCACAAGGGCAACGACACGGCCTATCAGGGTCCTGTCCGTTCCGGCGCGCAGGATGTTGGCATCCCGGCTCGGGCGGCTGTTGGCACCCTCAAGACTTCGCAGCAGGCCACGGCGGCCTCGTCCCCGGTCTCCGGTCAGGTCATCGGGGTGATCCCGTATGGCGGATACCTGAACGAGATCAACTTCTACTGCCGCACGGCCCCGGCTGGTGAGGCGACGGTTCGTTTTGCGATCAACGGCGAGGGTGACAACCTTGGTAGCGTCTCCGTCTCGGCGGCGGGAGTCTACTCGGTCTCCCTGACGACGGCGGTTCGCGCCACTCTCGCGCGCGGGATCAACGCCGGGTCGGCCCAGCCGGTGCGGATGTCGGTCCTCGCAGCCTCGGGCAGCGTGGCGGCCCTTCAGGGGGTCGGTGAGATCGTCTTCTCCCGCCTCGGCCAGAGCGACGGCTACCCGGGTGTCGGCCAGAAGGAGACGACCTTTCAGGGTCCGATTGCGACCGGCCAGAACCTCGGGACTTGGGGCAACAACAAGCCTGAAGTCGGTTGGGGTCGGTTCTCCAAGCTGACGACCAACATCACCTCCACGAACGGGGTGGTCTCGGGCCAGCTTGCGGGCTACCTCCCCATCGGCGCGGCACTTGTCGGCATCAACTACATTGCCGGGACGGCTGCGGCGGGTGAGGCCATCGTGCGGGCGGGTACGTCCCCCACGGTCTTCACTTCCGACACCCTCGGCAGCGTGTCCGTCTCGGCGGCTGGCGTGTATTCGGTGATCCAGTCCACGGCTGTCGGCGCATTCGACAACTCGGGCGTCAACCGAGCGAAGTCCGGTGCCACGGCGCAGGCCATCTACATCAACGTCGCTGCCGCGTCTGGCAGCATCGCGGCGCTCTCGGCCAATGCGGCAATCGAGATCGTCTACACCCGCCTCGACCCCTCGATCTACGGAGTCTGACCTATGGCTCGCCCGAAAATCTGGTCCTTTGCGATGGCGAGTGGTGAAACCACCACCGTCTACTGGCCCACGGATACTTGGATCTCCACGCAGGAGTATTCCATCGTCTTCAGGCACCCCGGTGGTACGGGTGGGTTCATGTCTGGCTGTTCTGCGGCATGGAGCATTGACCGGGTTCTCGCGACCGGCGTGGTCTCTGCTCACTTTGTGCAGATCACGGCTTTTGCCACGAACTCCCAGATCGTCCATGAAGATCCGGCCTCCTGCTTCCGGTTCGTGATTCGTGCAAGCGGCGCGGCCAATCTGGAGATCATGGCGATGCAGAGCGGGCCTGAGCGGGTGGCCTGATGGGACGGTGGACGGAGCGCAACCGCTGGCGTCGGGGCAAGTGGCTTGTCCAAGACGACGAGAGCGGCTTCGTCCACTACTCGGATCAGGTCGTCCGTCGCTGGGATGGGCTGTACGTCCGCAAGGATCAAGACGAGCCCATCGACCCGCAATGGTTCATCACCTCCGAGAACGACCCGGCACCGCTTCCGTTCGTTCGCCCTGAGGCCGCCGCTGGCCCGGCTTGCAAGACGGGTCCAGCCTACGACCCGAACAACAAGCCGATCAAGAGTTTCCCCGGCTACAACCTATACATCGGGAGCAGCATAGGGAGCATGGAGATCGAATGCTCCTTCATCGTGTTCCCCGACACAGGCCCCTATCCCCCTCGGTGACCCATGGCACAGCAAGACAAGGCAACGCTGAAGCAGGCTTTCGAGACTGGTGACGCGCCCACGGGTTCCGATTTCGAGAACCTGATCGACAGCCAGCTAAACCTTGCGGAGACCACGGCCCAGACCATCAACGGTCCTGTCAACTTTGCGGGTGGCGTCACATTCGCCAGCATCTCGGCCGCCACCGTTGGCGGTAATACCGGCACGTTTGGCACGGTCAGCACCTCTGGCATCTCCGCTGTCACGGTCTCGGCCAGCAATATCTTCGGACTAGCTCGTGCCGAGTGCTTTGCGACGAGCCCCGGAACGATCTCGACGACGGCCATCAACAGCTACGTCGTCACGAACGTGGGCACGAGCGCGGAATCCCTTTCTCAGTTTACGCACAATGGCTCTGGCAGGCTTACCTACACAGGGTCCTTGACCAAGAACTTCATGTTCGACGTTGACTTCACGGTCAGCGGAGTGACGGCGAGCCAGAACGTAGCGGTTCGCTTGGGCAAGGATGGAACCTCTCAGTCGAAAACGACGATTGAGCTTCGCCTTAGTGCCACCTCCGCCCCGTTCTGCGGGCATGTCGGCGGCATCATCACGCTGACTGCCAACTCCTATGTGGAGGTCCTTGCGACCGCCACGCTCAACGTGAGCAACATCGTCTTCGAGAAGCTGAACCTTCGCGCCCGCGAGGTCTGACATGGCATCGCCCTATCTCACGGTTCTCCAGATCGTCAATGAGGTCTGCGACCGGATGAACATCCGCCGCGTGACCACGACGACGCAGAACCAGTTCACCAAGAACAGCATCAACCTCCTGAACGACATCATGGAGGAGCTTGCTGACATGGGGACTTGGAACGAACTGCAAGCCTCGGCTGCGGTCACGATGGTGTGCGGCCAGTCGATCTACAGCATCGACACGACGGCTCTTGTGACGGCCAAGCAGTTCATCCACTCGATCCAAGAGGTTTCGGTCTCTGGTCGCGTTCCCCCGCTGGAGCCGATCTCGGACAAGAACGAGTTCAGGATGCTGAACCGGGTCAACAGCATCGGCCAGCCGTCGCGCTACATCATCGAGGGCGTGGATACGGTGGGGAACCCGCGCATCGGCATGTTCCCTCGCCCCGGCGCGACCTATGCGGGCAACTCGGCCTACGTCAAGTTTCAGGTCCTTCCGCCCAAGTACGTCGCAGGCACGGATGACAGCGTGGTCGTTCCGTTCCCCGGTCGCGTGGTCGTGCTCGGCCTGCTTGCGGCGTCGATCCTTGACGAGAGCGGCGGGGCGGAGACGCGCCAGTATCAGGCGGCGCAGATGAAGTATCTGGCTTCGCGCAACTCGTCGCTTGGCAGGCAGACGGCCAAGACTGGCGAGTACGTTCGCGTCCAGCCGGGTATCACATCGAGGTCCTGATGCCCGAGCGGTACTACCAGATTGCCCGACGGGGCCTTGCGACAAACTTCACGGAGACGGAAATCCCGCTGGATTACGCCCAGCGGTTCCGCAATCGCTTCATCAATGCCGCCGGTGGTGCAGAGAAGCGACCGGGTTACGTTGCTTTGTCTGGCGCAATCCCCACGAAGGGCATCGTTACTGGACTCCACGAGTACGTTGACAGGGACGGCGCGGCCACCCTGTTTGCTTCGTCCGATGGCATCGTGTTCCGCTACAATGGCTCGTCTGCATGGACGCAGGTCTGGCAGGCCACGACAGCAGCCAGAATCCGAGCGGTGCAGTTCGACGACAAGCTGGTGTTCTGGAACGGTGTGGATCGGCAGGTCTACATCAACAGCGCCACGGCCCAATTCGAGAAGCTACAGGCTCTCATGGAGCAGGGGACCTGCGGATCGTCCACTTCGGCTGCGGCCCTGACTGATGCAGCAATCACGGACTGGACGGCGCAGACCTTCGTGGCACCCGGGGACATCGTCTTCAATGCCAAGCGTGGCGCATACGGTCTTGTGACGGCTGTGACATCGTCGCGGGTCAGCCACACCCCGATCAGCGCGGCTGCTCGCGGTTTTGGCAACACGCTCTCCCCCATCTCTGGGGCTGCCGTTGGCGGAGAGCCAACTGCCGGTGACGGGTACAAGATCTACGACAGCATCGAGTTGAACGTGATCTCGAACGACGGGATCATGGACAACGTCGCGACCATTGTCTCGACCAGCACGAGCCCCACCCAGACCTACATCACGGTCTCGGCAGATCGGGTCGGCAACTGGACTACGACGACGATGCGTAACGGCGACATCGTCCACAACACCACAAAGAACGCAGCGTCGTTTGTGTCGGAGATCCTATCCTCCGGGTTCTACGTCTCCCCATCGATTGCCACGACATCGGCGGGTGACTCCATCGTCCTGTACCAGTCGGCCATGCCGGTCGCCTCGTGGATTCACGTCCACTATGGGCGCGCGTGGATGATCGACTCCCGTGACCCGCGCAACGTCGTGGCCTCTGGTGCGAACGACATCGAGGACTTCACGGTAGACAGCCAGAGCTTGGAGACCCGCACGGTAGCCATTGGCTCCCAGCAGCCCGGTGCCGATCCGGCCAAGAGCATCGCCTCGTTCCAGACCTACCTCATCATCGGCACGGAACGCGCAGTCTACGCCTATCGAGGAACGGCCCCAGCCGATCTTGAGCCTGCCGGTCTGTTCCCGCAGGGCATTGTCGCTCCAGACGGCTTCGTGAACACCGGCAACGACCTGTCCTTCGTCGGGTATGACGGACTCCTGTCCATCAGCCTGCTCATCAACACCAACAACCTCCAGCGGTCGAACATCTCGGAGCCGATCAAGAACACTCTCCGAGCAATCATCCGTGACGTTGTGGAGAGCCCGAATCCACAGATCCAAGTCGCGAACTACCAGCGCAGAAGCTGGATCGTGATGAAGATCGCGAGCAAGCTGTACATCTACAACTACGCCAACTTCGTGATGGACGACGGCAAGATCGTGGCCGGGGCCAGTTGGTCCGACTTCGACGGCCAGATCGGCCTCCAGAGCGTCGTGTATGTTAGATCCAATTCGGATCTTCTGCTCGGTGGAGCCGACGGCAAGGTCTATCTGTTCGATCAGGGGACCTACACGGACGATGGCTCCCTGTACCCGACGGAGTACATGCCCGGCTGGCTCAATCTTGAGGAGCCGCGCCAGTCCACGCGCATCAAGACGGGCTCCTACATCGTCCCGAACTTCCAAGTGGGCGGCGCGGTGGTCTACGACATCGAGGCAACCGGTGACTTCAACCTCCAGTCCTATGACCTGATCACGGTCACGGCGCAGGAGGAGATCGGTGGCCGCCCCATCGGCACGTTCACCATTGGCACGGACTTCGTGGGCATGGCCCGCACGGTAGAGGGGAAGAACCCCCTTCGCTGGCGGGGGGCTCACTTCCGCCTCTCGTTCCGAACAAATGATCCATACGGCCCTGACGTACTCGCCGGATTTTCGGTATACGGGGACATCCATGGGAGACGCTGATGTTTGAGTTCCTCGCCCCCGCACTCGGCCCCGCCCAGACCGCCCTTGGCCTTGCCGGGGCTGGCGCATCTGTCGCAAACCTCTTCGGCATGGGTCGAGACCGCAGGACGGAAAAGGCCCTACGCGCTCAAGCGGAGAGGGCAACCCAGCTTTCCGAAGCCCTGACCAACCCCAACAGCCCCCTCTTCCAGAGCATGGCTGCCGACGCCCTCCAGCAGCAGCGCACGGCCCGGCTTCAGGGGATCTCGGACTACATCCGGGAGCAGGAGCGCAGGGCTCGTCGGTTCCCGGCGTCCTCGGGCAACGTGTCGGCCTATGCGACGAACCCGCGCCGCGACGAGGCCATTGCCCGCGCCCTCATGATGGCTGGGCAGAACGAGCAGGCGCAGGCCAACCAGCAGGCCCGGCAGACGATCTCTGGCGGCTTGCAGGCCCTTGGCGGCTCCATGCAGGCCCTTGGCACCGCAGGCAATGTGCAGGCCCAGAATCGTCTCGCGCGTCAGGTTGGCATCCCGTCTGGCCTGTTCGGTGCCGCCCGCTTCCTGCGTGAGATCCCCATGGGAGAGACGACGCAGGCCACGACGCCGACCACGAGAACGTCAATGAATCCGTTCCTTGATGTGTACGGCAACAACCCGATGTACGAAGGCCGGATGGGGAGGTAAGCATGTCGGACCTGCCCTATGATGACGAGTTCGATGGCTTTGATGGTGGCATCGAGCTCGATCCGGCCACCGGAGAGTACCGATCCTCGCTTCTGAGCGGAGGAGAGGCCACGGACACTCTTCCCGGAGCGGCTGGTGGGCAGACCCAGACGCAGGCTCCGTCCCCCATGGCTCCGCGAGTGTCTGCCGGTGGCAGGGCGGAGGCCATGCTTCGACAGTTGATCGAGACTGGCGCTCAAGGCAGGACGATGCCGTCCAATGCCGCTGACCTAGCCATGGCTCAGACGCGAGTTGCAAGCATCCTCTCCAAGGCCCTGAAGGGCATGGATGGGACAAGCGGGCTTGAGCGCGTCGGAAGTGCCGCATTGCAGACCCTAGCCGGTCAGGGTCGGGTTTCCTTCCCGCAGGCCATGGCTGCCATGGAGCAGCAGGATCTCGGTCGCGCGTACAACATCGCCAATGCCCTGTCCGGCCTTGCCAAGGCGCAGGGTGCGGGTGCGATGACGCCGCAGCAGATGCTGAACTATGTCCAGCGTGTGCAGGAGAGCGAAGACAGGAACATCAGGACCTTCGACTCCCAGTTGAGCAACGAGGTCGGTGCCATCGCTCGCGGTGCCGCCAATCCCGGTGCGGTCATTGCTGCTTTCAGGAACGGCCTCACAAACGCCGGTTACGACCGGGCGCAAACGGTTGAGCAGAAGCGCGAGATTGCGAACAGGGTGTTGCAGTACGTTGCCAATCAGCCGTTCGCGCAGCCTCGCCCTCGGCGCGGAGAGGGGGGCGAAAAGGGAGATGGAGACCAGAACATTGGCGGGCCGATAGCGGCTGCTGATGGCGGTATGGAGTTCCGCGAGTACAAGAAGATAAAGGGTGGCCCATGGGCTGCTTGGATGGTGTCTTACAACGAGGCCGTCAGGACTGGTCGCGTTGACGAGGCGGAGGCGATTTGGAGGTCCAACACGCGAGCAAATCTCCTCAAGCCTGAGGAGCGCAAGCCGTTCGAGTCGTTCCTCAACTCTCATCAGGCTGCGAAGTCCGCTTCCGATCTCATCAACATGGCTATCCCAATTATCGACCGAACCCCGTCTGCCCTTGCCACAGCGGGTCGCGTCCAGTCTTTTGTTGATAGCGCGGCTCAGCAGATTGGAAACCTTCTGTCGAACGTGTCTCAGAACGAGAGCCTTTCCGATGAGGCTCGGGTTCAGGCCCGCAATGCGCTCAAGGGTCTTGCAACTGCCACCGGACGTGAGGAGCTTTACGGAGCCAACCTGAATGCAATTATGAGCAGAATTGGGGCAGCCGGAGAGGATGCCGCACGACTGAGGTCGATCTTCACCTCTCTCGCCTACGCTATGGCTCAGGCCAACGACCCCGGTGGACGGTTCTCGAATCAGGATGTGAACGCGGCTCTGACGCAGATTGCCGGTTCCATTGGTTCCCCGGGTCAGGTGAAGGCTGTTCTTGAAGACCGCCTTAGGATCATGGCTCAGCAGATGGAGTCTCGGAGGCAATTCACTCCATACTTCAACCAATTGCAGACGCCGTGGACTCCAGACCTGAACGTCAACGATATCCGCAGGAGGGTCTTGAGAGAGCCGCAGCTTCCCGGCATGGCTCCCGCACCTGCGGCACAGGTTCCGGCTCCCGTTCCGGCCACCGCTCCTGCTCCAGCCCCTGCACCGGCTCCCACTCCGGCACCGACTCCCGCCCCTGAGATCAATCCTGCACATGTCAGGGCATTGCAGGATGTGTTCAGCGGTGCGCGTCAGCTTCCTCCCGGAAAGACTCGCGATTCAATCAAGGCAGACTTCGACAAGAAGTATGGTCAGGGTGCCGCCGACAGGATTCTCGGAGCCTCTCGATGAGCGATAATTTCTTTGACGCAGTCGATGAGGAGAACTTCTTCGACACGATGGATTCGGCTGGCGTGCCTCAGGCAGCGGCCACCAGTCAGGGTCAGCCGTCTCCGACAGATTTTGTAGATCCAACGTCTCGCACACCTGTGCCGATGCGTCAGGCTCTTCGCGTCACGCCTCCATCCGGCATGAGCGCGTATGAGGCATACCTGCGCGGCGGATCTCTGGAGGCCCTCACTCCGCAGGAGATCGAGGCGCTTCGCGAGACTATTCGCAACGAGGCTGCTCGCGGCAGTAATGAGACTCGTAGGCGGCTTGGCATGCTTCGGGCGCAGCAGGAAGCCGGAACCCCTGTCAGTACTGGCGGAAGGTTCTTTGGCGCTTTGGCACAGCCCGGTGGTCCTGCCGCCGCACCTCTCGGTCGGATGGAAATCCGTCAGGAGGTCGAGCCCTACGAGGCGGACGCCCTGCGTCGTACCGGGGAGTTCGGCCAAATCAAGTTTGGCGGCCTTCCGATTGCAGATGTCGCAAAGCTCGGTCTCGGTCGCAATCTTGAGGAGTCCAGTCGCGGCCTCGTGGAGCAGTTGTTCGGACCCGAAGCCGCAAAGACTGTCAGGATCATCCAGCCAGAGGGACGCAAGGCAGACTTTCGCGGACAGCCGACCGAGACCTTGCAGCCGTATGCCGTCTTCAAGCGCAGTCCAGATGCTCCGTATGAGACGGTCTTCGATCCTCGCCAGCCAACGGCAGCGGGAATGGCCGCATCTGCCATTGAGTCAGCACCGTCCACGGTTGCCGGCATGGTTGGCGGCATTGCGGGTTCAGCCGCAAGTCCGATCATCGGCACGGCGGTTGGTACTGGCCTTGCGGTGACGATTGCTGACTACGCAAGGCTTGTGGCTGGGCAAAGGGCCGGAACGGTCCCGAGCGATGTCTCCGACCTTGATCTCCTCAAGCAGGCGGCGAGCCGTGGGGGCCTTGACGCGCTATTCGCTGCGGGAGGCCAGCTTGTGCTTGGCGCAATCCTGCGGAGCGTAAGGGGCGGCGTCCCAGACATTGGCATGGCTGCCCAAGAGATCGAGGCTCTGATCCGCTCTGGTCAGGTTGTGTTGAGGGGGGCTGAAAGAGCCGCAGGTCTTCCTGCCGGAACTCTGCAAACCACGACTGGGGCTCTAGTTGGCGCATCTCCTCGCGGTCGCGTGATACAGGAGATGGAGTCCCAGCTTGCTAAAACTGGCGGCGAAGCTGGCGTGACTCTTCGCGAAGCCGAGGAGCGAGTTCGCGCAGGCAAGGAAGCCTTGCAGACGGCCCCCAATGTACTTGGTTCCGAGTTCGAGACTACGACGCTGCTTGGCACGCGCATGTCTCCAACTCAACTCGGTGAGCGAGTCCGACAAATCGCCCCGGGGTCTCCAGATGAGGTCGCCATTCGCATGCAGCGGATGGCACGCGGACGACCGGCAAATCCACAGTACGGGCCTGCCCAGCCGTTCATCGATCCGACAGATCCCGCTGCCGGTCAGTCTGTTGCTTCTGCGCTTGAGATGGCAGAAGAGGCCGCGAAGGTCCGATCTACAGATGCCATGGTGCGCGTTCGGAATGCCGTCAACCCAAGGGCTCGCGGCGCAGCCAGAGATGCCCAGCAGACTGCGCTTGATGAAGAGGCGCGCGGCCAGCTTAACCGCATAGCTGGCCTCGATCAGGCTGACCAGAACATCATCACCCAGTTCCTTGATGACCTCAACGATAGGGGTATCCAGTACACCTACGACGAGTTTGCCTCCACTCTCTCCTCTCTGCGTCGAGCAATCAGAAAGGCATCCGGGGCGCAGCAGGGAATGGATACCCCGAACGTCGTCACCCTGATGCGTCTTGAGGAGGCCCTGACGCGAGACCGCAATGCCCTAGTTCGGCAGCGTGCTGGTCAGGGTGCGGTCGATCAGCTTCTCGATGCAGAGGCAGGATACCGGCAAATCATTGACGGTTTCCGTCGCACGAAGCTCAATCAGTTCCTCGGGACCACGGCTCGCGGGGCAGACATCGTTGGAGATGAGTCAATCGGCGCGCGCATCTTGGGCAACGCCGAAACCGCATCCCTCGTGTCGAATGTTGTCAACACGCAGAACTTCCCACTTGAGCGCGAGCAGATCAGGTCGATGCTACGATTTGAGCTTGCCCGCGAGGGAGGGTACCTGCGCGAGGCACTTGGGACAGCTCGGAGAAGTGCCGAGCGTGGTATCGATGAGCAGAAGTTCCTCAAGTACATCGAGGACAAGCGCCCCATCCTCAGGCAGTTCTTCTCCGACTCCGAAATCTCCCAGCTTCGCGGCATCGGTGAGTGGTCTGGTCGCATGCGTAGGCTCTTTGGAGTCGATGACCTGAAGAACATGGGGGACTGGTTCGAGAAGTTCTGGACGAATGCCGACTCCCGTCAGGCAACAGAACTGATGAACCGCCTCAACCGATACGACCGGAACAATCCGGGCGAGAACATCACCGATACGGTCAGGGCATACGTCAGGAACAGGCTTGCTAGGGACATCACGAACCCGCCTGATCGATCCGGGTACATGCCCATGATCGACAAGGACAAGCTGTTCGGCCTGCTTCAGGACAAGCCCCAGAGGATCGAGTGGCTCAATTCCGTTATTGATCCCGGCTTTGCCAACAGGTTCCGCGTTGTCGAGCAAGCCCTGCGTCAGCTTGAGCCGCCTCCTTCAGGTGTTGTTCTCAAGGAGACAGAGCGTGCCGGTAGGCAGGAGCTTTCAAAGCTACAGGAAACAAAAGTCATCGTCCTTGGAACGCTCAATCGTCTTGCTGCATTTGCAAACCGACAGATCAACAAGGCACTTCCCGGTGCCCAGCAAGCGTTTGCTCGTGCCATGGTTGACCCTGACTTCTTCCTGTCTCTTGTTCAGGCCGGAGAACGAACTGCCGGAAAGACATCCGCCGCACAGGCCCTTGCAATCGGCGTCAACGAGTACACGAATGCCGCTGAAGAGGCTCGCAGACTTGGCCGAGTAGCCACCGAAGCTGGGCGCAGTGCGGTAAACATGGTCACGCCAAACCAACCGTAACAAGGAGATCGACATGAAGAAGATGTCAAAAGGCCAGAAGAAGGTCGAGAAAGTGATGGGCGAGTACAAGCGAGGCAGCCTGCATTCCGGCAAGGGCGGCCCCATCGTCAAGAAGCGCGGGCAGGCCATCGCCATTGCCCTCTCGGAAGCCGGTATGTCCAAGAAGCGGAGGAAGTGATGCCCAGCCACTACAACCACGAGAAAACCGAGTCGAAGGCCGAGAAGGCCCGCGAGTACGGTGGCAAGGCCAAGATGGTCAAGTCGGGCATGCCCTGCTGCGCCACCTTCTCGTACCCTACTGGCACGATCCCCACGGCCAAGGTAAGCATGGGAGCGCAGAAGACGAACCCGGCGCGCCGCAACCGCAGCTACTGAGGGTGCCATGACGGCCCTGTCGAAGACCGCCCTGAAGGCCCTCTGGAAGGCTTACTTCCAGCCCACCAGCGCAGACTTCAGCAACCTCATCGACTCGTGGACGGACTACTCCGCCCCGCTGGAGATGGCGCTTGCACAAGTCTCTGCCGGTGCGACGGGCGTTCCTGTCTTCGACAGCGCCACTTCTGCCCGGGTGGTCCCCGCCGGGGCGACGGGCATCGCCCTGCTGTCCGCCGCAACCACCACAATCGCCCAGAACACCCTAGGGGCAGGTGCGGTGGGCAAGCAGGTGTTCACGGCCGCCACAACGGCTGCGGCTGTCACGGGACTTGGTGCCGGGACTATCGGGAGCAACGTCTTCCAGTCGTCGCAGGCAAACTCTGCCGCCGGTCTGTTCGGGGCCATCCACAACCATGGCACGACCGCCGGGACCATCGCCCTCAACCTGTCGAACGGCTTGAACTTCCGGCTCGTCCTCAACGGGGCCGTGACGTTCAACGCCATGACGAACGTGGTGCCGGGCGATAGCGGGGTGATCGAGGTCATCCAAGACGGGACTGGAGGGAGGGCAGCCTCCTTCTCCACGTCGTTCATCTGGGAGGGGGGTTCCTTCCCCGGACTGACCACAACGGCCTCCGCAAGGGACTTGATCGCCTACTACGTTGCGGAGACGAGCCTCGTCTACGCGCGTATTGGGCTGGCCTACGCCTAATGTTCGGCGCACACCCCATGCTGCGGACGGGAGGCGCTGTCTCGTACAGCGTCCCCTACTCGCTGCGCTTCCGCTACAGCAACAACGCCTCGTTGTCTCGCACGGGCGTCGTCTCCCCCACCAACGATAAAGTTTACACTTGGTCGGCATGGGTAAAGCTGGCGTTTATGGGGAGCGATCCAGACTATGGAACTCTATTTAGTGGGTACACAGCCAGCAGCGATACAGGTCGTCTAACTATTCGTATTTATCAAAATACACTTCAAGTTGGCGGCTGGGCAACAAACTGGCGCATAACTTCTGCTCTATTTAGAGATCCATCTGCGTGGTATCATATAGTTATTGCATTTGATACCACTAACGCAACTGCTGCTGATCGAATCAAAATCTACGTTAATGGTACACAGATCACTTCTTTCAGCACCAGCAACAATCCTGCTCTTAATGCGACAACTGGGCTCAATAACGCATCCACCGCGCAGCGACTTGGACTGGATGCTCCTGCTGCTTCCTCGTATCACTACGACGGCTACATGGCAGAGGTGAACTTCATCGACGGCCAAGCCCTGACGCCCAGCAGCTTCGGCCAGACCGACAGCGCCACCGGCGCGTGGGTACCGAAGAAGTACAGCGGCACCTACGGCACCAACGGCTTCTATCTGAAGTTCGCGGACGCCTCTGCGGCCACCGCCGCCGCCATCGGCAAGGACAGCTCGGGCAACGGCAACAACTGGACGCCCAGCGGCATCTCGGTGACCTCTGGCACGACGTTTGACCAGATGCTCGACACTCCGACGCTGAACTATGCGGTGATGAACCCGCTGGATCTCAGCGGCACGGCTGCGACATTCCAGTGGGCCAACCTACAGGTAACGCGCAGCGGTGCATCGCAGGCGCAGGCTTACTGCTCGATCCAGATGTCGAGCGGCAAGTGGTACTGCGAGATGACCGCAGGCGCGGACGTAGCGAGCCTTTCGCCCGGCATCATCGTTGGCACGGCAAATGCTGCTGCGAACCGATATCTCGGGCAGGACAGCTTCACCTACGGCTACGATCCAGATGGGCGGAAGGTGAACAGCGGCACATATACTGCGTATGGGAACACTTGGACGGCGGGAGACATCATCGGGATCATTCTAGATGCCGACAACGGGAAGCTCTACTTTTCCAAGAACGGCACGGTGCAGAACAGCGGAGATCCTGTCGCCGGAACCAACGCTGCTTTCACTGGGTTAACTGGTCCGTATCGGTTCGCGGCGTCTCTGGAAAACGGCGGCATCGGAGATTTCAACTTCGGCCAGCGCGCCTTCTCCTACACGCCGCCCAGCGGCTTCAAGGCCCTGAACACCACCAACCTGCCGACGCCCAGCATCAAGAATGGCAGCCTCTACATGGACGCGACGCTGCGTACCGGCACGGGTGCGACGGCTTCGGTGTCCTCTCTCGGGTTCCAGCCGGATCTGGTGTGGATCAAGAGCCGCAGCGCGGCCACGGATCACGGCCTCTACGACGCGGTGCGTGGCGTCCAGAAGCAGCTTGAGAGCAACACCACGACCGCTGAGACGACAGAGACCACCGGCCTCACAGCATTCAACAGCAATGGCTACACGGTCGGTGCGTTGGCCCAGCTAAACACCAGCGCCGCCACCTATGTGGATTGGGCGTGGAAGGAAGGCGTCACGCCGGGCTTTGATATCGTGACTTGGACGGCTGATGGAACCTCCCCAAGAAACATTTCTCACTCTCTTGGCGCGGTCCCTAAGTTCATCATAACGAAGCAGCGCAGCCCAAATGCGGAAAACTGGTTCACTTACCACGCATCGCTGGGGGCAACAAAGAATGTTCGCTTAGATGAAACGGCTGCTGCGGCAACGCAGGTCGGCGCTTGGAACAATACAGAGCCAACATCAACTCAGTTCACAACTGGAAGCTTTGCGAACTTTACCACAAATGGAAATACCCTAGTCGCCTACCTCTGGTCCGAGATCGAAGGCTTCTCCAAGTTCGGCAGTTACACCGGCAACGGCTCAACGGATGGGCCGTTCGTGTGGTGCGGGTTCCGGCCTCGGTACGTCCTCATAAAGAGCACGGGTATAGAGAACTGGTCGGTGCAGGATTCTGCGCGCAATCCGTACAACGTGGTGGACGCACGGTTGAAGCCAAACAGCCTTGATGCCGAAGGCGTTGGATCGGCGCAGAACGTCGATTTCCTGTCCAACGGGTTCAAGCTCAGAACAACGGACCCAGAAAAGAACTCCAGTAGCGTCACCTACATCTTCGCCGCATTCGCCGAAAACCCCTTCAAATATGCGAGGGCACGATGAAGTTCTCTCTCCCCGACGGCCAGACCGTCCGCATCGACCAGCCGTTCACGATGGGAGGCGTCAACTACCCGTACAATTGGCTGCGGCTGATGACGCCCACCGAGCGGATGCAGTTTGGTGCCGTGGAGCTTCCCGAGCCCGCACCAGAGGTGACGCCCTACGTCCCCACCCCGCTTGACGAGATCCGCAATCTGGAAGCCCAGATCACTCCTCGCCGTCTCAGGGAGGCTGTCTTGACGCCGGAGGGCAAGGCATGGCTTGAGGGAATCGAAGCACAGATTGCTGCCCTTCGCCCGCCCAAGCAGGAGGTTGCGCCATGAACGAGTCCACGAAGCACGCCATCGACGCAGCGTCGTTCTCGACGGCACTTGCAACCGTGGCCGGATGGCTTCCTTCTGTCGCCGCGATCTTCACCATCGTGTGGACCGGCATTCGCATCTACGAGACGAAGACCATCCAGCATCTCGTCGAGCGGCTTCGGAAGCCCTCGGAATGAGCGATGGAAGCTCTAGAGGCCGTCCTCA